ATTATTTAACGATAGTACAATGGTAATGTGGAGTGATAAAGATATTATCATAGCTTGTAAGAAATATGTAGACATGTGTATGGCTACTAGTAGATTCTTAAAAGACTGTGATAACTTTATCTACGATAATACTGGTAAATCTATGTTAATGACCATGTTGGAAGATAGTACAACCTCTAAAGAAGAATACGATAATGTTATTTAAACAACTAGCGGATAAGATAATCCGAAATCAAAAGTTTATTGGTGATGGTGGTGTAAACTTTCTACCACTATATCCCATATTTCCTAGACTAAAATCATTTCTTCCAGGATTTATTCGTGGAGACCAAGTCTTAATTACAGGTGGTACTGGTGCTGGTAAATCAAGATTAGGATTCTTTATTGCATCTTATCTGCTATCGTTGTCACAAACCATTCCTAATATTAAGATTAAAATCTTCTACAATAGTTTAGAAGAACCTGTAGAAAAGTTTAAAGCTATGTTTGTTATCAATTATTTGAGAGAGAAACATAACATTAAACTATCATACTATGAAATAATGGGTTACTGGGATAAACAGTTTCCTACAGAATATCACCCCTACATCATCGAAGCTGCTGATTATTTTACTACTACTATAGAACCATATTTTGAGGTAGTACAAATACCTCATCCTACTGGATTCTATAAATTAGTAAGAGACTTCTTAGTAAAGAATGGTACATATTACTTTAATGGTGTTCCAGCAAATCAAGGAGAAATGTGGGATGAGTATAGAGCTAGTGACCCTAATCAATGGGTTATTACTTTCTCAGACCATATTGGTAATTACTTGAATGAATCTGGAAAATCATGGTATGAAACACTAGAACATTTTAGTGCCCAATATACTAGACAGAGATTGGGTCTTAAATGTGGTGTAGTATCATTCTTTGTACAGCAGCAAGTACCTTCGAAAGAAGCACTTGAAGTTAACATCAAAGGTAAAACAATTATTGACAAACTAAAACCGAGTATAGATGGATTAAACAAAATAAAAACAACCAGTCAAGATGCAACTATCATCTTAGGATTATTCTATCCATTTAAGTGGAGAGACCATATTCCAGCAGCAATGTATTTAGGATATGATTTAAAACTATGGAAGAATAATCTACGTACACTTATATTACTAAAAAGTCGAGAAGGTATTCTTGATGATTTAGAGATGGCTGTATTATTTGATGGTAGTCGTAATTACTTTGCACATTTGGATAAAGACGACATGGATAGTAACGAAAAACTTTTAAAACAAGTAACAAATGTTTGATATTGTAGAACCAACAGATGAACAACTAACAAGTTTGTTACTGTATGGCTTACCAAAAACAGGTAAATCTACTATACTCGCTGACTTAACTGTCAAAGAAACTAACTCGTTAGTCATTAGTACTGACCCAAAGGGTTATCATTTCTTAAAAGCTAGAGTAAAACAAGTAGATGATTACAAAGACTTTAATAAGTTATTGGATGAACTGGCTGATTCTAAACTTAAATACCTTATTATCGATACTGTAACACAGTTAGATATATGGTCAGAGATTGTAGGCACTTATGTGTACATGAAAAGTGTACAGGGTAAATCATTTAATCGTGATGGTAAAGGTAATCCTATACTATATGGTGATGAAGGATTTACTAGTGTATATAATCTAGCTAATGGTGCTGGTTATCAATACTCGAGAGAAGTAATGATGGAATGGTTTAGAAAGTTTCAAAAGATAGCAGAACGAGTAATACTTGTAGCTCATGTTAAAGACAAAAGAGTAGAATCTAAACTACAAGATATTGTCGATGTAGCTGATATCAATCTTACAGGTAAAGTTAAATCTATATGGTCATCTGTTGTAGATGGTATTGGATTTGTTTATCGTGATAAGACTGAATGCTATATTAGCTTTGAAGCTAAACAAGATGTTATTGCTGGTTGCAGATTAGCTAGATTATCAAATCAGAATGTTATGATTTCTGATGGTAAAACAGTTAACTGGGATAAGATTTATTCAGACATTAAAATTAAATAATTATGATTACATTTTCTAATTTTACATTAGAAGGAAAGACTAGAGTAAAAACTGTAACTAACGAGAAGTATCCTGATACAGCAGTTATTACTAAACTAGCTATTGAGAGTGGACAGCGTTCTGCTTCTATTCATTTTAATACTAAAGCTCAAGAAGTTCTTGGTGTTGATATACCTACACAAGTAGTTATCATTGAGAACAATGGTACATTTCTTATTGCTGCGTTTGACAAAGTTAAAGAAGTAAATCCTGAACTAGCTCAAGCATTTGAGACTAGAAAGATGGTATATCGTTTAGGAATGAATGGTAAAGTATCTTCTAAAGCTATTCATGCAGCATTAAAAGATAATGAGTACAGATTAGTAATAGAGAATGAAGCAGAAGGTATCTTTAGAATGGAAGTATTAGTAGAAGAATCTATAGTTTTTCCTAGTGAAGTAATACCTACAAATGCTAGTAATACAACAATTACTAATAGTGTAGTAGAAGAAGAAGAAATTTTAGAAACAGCTAATAATGTAGAAGCTTATGATGAATTTTGAAGGTAACACGGGAGTGGAAGAGAAGTCCCTTTACACAGGTTTAGCACTATGCAAACCTACATCAGTGAAACTATCTGACAATGGAGAGTCTTTATGGATTCCATTTAAGTTTCAAGATGGTGATTTCCTAGTTGGTGTAACAGTTAAAGATGAAGTAGTAGTATCAAGTACTGGTAGTCATCTCTATATGTCAACAAAAGGAGATTGGCGTTCATTCTATATCAAGGATGAAGCTACAATGTTTGAAATCAAAAACTCTAATGGTAGAGATTGGTCATTCTTTACTAAAGAGAATGAACCAGTTAAAGCTAGAATTGGTGAGATTGATTGGTATGAATTCTTACGTCAACTATTATCTTATCAGTCTAATCAAGAGACATTCTTGAAAGATATGAAAGCTAATAAGCTAGACTTTGATTCAGTATTAAAAGGTAAATCTGATTTCGCATCATTGATTGACCATGTTAATACTACCAACTGTCACATTGTACTACCACTAGTAGTTAGAGAGAAAGCTGATGGTACTCTAGCACAGAGCTCACTATTCAGGTATATCTATCGCTCGGAAGTAAACAATGGTAATCTTATTGTACCACAAAAAGCTATTACTGCATTCCAACGTCAAGTAGAGAATGCTGAGAAAGCTGGTAACAAGATTACTAACAGTTTCTTTAGCATTAAATACCAAGAATATACTCCGTTGCAATCAACAGAAACAACTGATACACCTGATTGGTAAACTTATTCACTAGAAAGCGTTACATTGTGTGACGCTTTCTTTTATAAATTCCAATTATGAAACTTACTGGTATTGTAGCATCTGAAAGTTATGATGTTTACAGCAAAATAGACCAACTGAAAGTATGGCAGTCACTACTAGGTACAACTGTTACACTTAATACTAGAATGGTTAACACATTAAGACATGATACTAAACCTGGTTGTTGGTTGTATGAACATGATAATGTTATACTATTAGCTGATTTTGCTGATACTAGATTTCATGGAATAACATGTGTTACTGCTGTAATGATTAAATATCATTGTGATTACACTAGAGCATTAGAAATAATCAAACAAGATTTTAGTTATACAAACCAAAAGTTGATGTTGTCTAATAAGTCAACTAAAGACTTTAAGTTTCAACTATCATTCAACAAAGGTTCATGGAATCAACGTCATAAAGACTATTGGTCTGAGTATGGCATATCTAAATCACAACTAGAATTAGAAAACTGTTACGCTGTAAGTTCCTATTCATTTAATACTCATTCATGTCCAGATTTCTTACAGAAAGTAAAAGTTTATGATGAAACTACAGCTATTGTAGTTGATAGTAAGATTAAGATATACAAACCAAATAGTCCTTTTAAGTTCCTAAGTAACTTCACTGAGAATACTATCGGTGGTACAAACAAGATTACAGATACTGTTATCATTACTAAATCAGCAAAAGATTATATGGTACTCGATAACTTAGGTTATAGTGGTAGATTTATACATTCAGAGACTTCAAATCCTGATTT